AGGAGAGTCGGTTTTCTTCTTTGCGGTGTCAATGGCTTTGAGTTGGGACTGTACTAGGGTCTCTTGCGCCCGAAGTTCCTGCATGGTGTCCGCGTGCGTCTTTGCCCACGTGTCTGCCATTCGCGCCCGAATCTCCGTCAAACGGTTCGCCAGTTGCCCCCTCTTGTTGGCATCATTCGCCGCTTGATTCGCGTCCCACGCTTTCTGCCCACTACCTTTGGCAATATTGTGCAGTTTGTAGATTTCCACACCCCCAATCACCGCACCTGTAGCCATACCCCCCGCGAGTCCCCCTCCTGCACCCATAGACATAATTTTTTGAAAAATGGGTAAACCTGTTATCGTTTTCAGATTTGTAATAAGAGAGGCGATACCTGCTGCTAATCTACCTACAGCAGAAATCCCCAACGCTACTGCGCCTGTCCAAGCCACAAGCCTAATCTGCGCGTCTTTGGTCGCTTGAGGAAGTTTCCCCCACTCCTTCAACCAGTTGGCAAACACAGAGACCCCACGATTGACCGTAGGTAGCAACTTGTCCCCAATCTCAATCCCAACCAGAGAGATATTCTTCTTGAGCAACTCCCACTGCGCCACTGCCCCCTTGTTCTGCCGAGTCAACGCCTCTTGTGTCTGCCCTGCCCCCTTAGAAGCGTTCTGCATATCCGCAAGCGCACTGTTGTACCCTTTAATCCCGTCCGCAAGCAGGCTCATCAATGCCTTGCTACCCCGAATCTCAGGGATAAGGTGCATAATCTCATCTTTGTTACCCTTTGTCTTCTGGATAACCTGTTCCAACCAACCCGCAAGACCCTGCGCCTCCAACGCGCCCGATCCGTAAGCGATCCCCAACTGGTTCATCATGCGCTCGGCTTCTTGTCCGGGTTTTGCGATATGCGTGAGCAACTGGTTAAGTGCGGTCACGCTCTCCTCTGCACCGATACCCGCACGGGTCATCACCACCATACCCGCCGAGATTTCCTGCAAAGAGACCCCCATCATGGAAGCAATAGGAAGCACATTACCGAGCGAGTTCGCCAACTCCCCAAACGAGTTCACACCCAAATTCACCTCTTGGAAGAGAATATCCATCGCCTCTTTTTGGTCTTGGAACCCCTTAATACCAGAGTTCATAACCGCCAAAAGTACCCGCGTAGAGGTCTCAGTATCCGTAAGCCCCGCACTTGCCCCCTTCGCGCCCCATTCGAGCGTCTTGAGTGCCTGCGCCCCATCCTGCCCCGCCGAATAGACCTGATAAAGCCCCTTCGCCAAATCGGTCGGCATCTGCCTGATGGAGTCATCTTTCGCGATGGAAAGGAGGCTCCCTCTGAGGTTCTGGAGTTGTTGATCCGTCAAGTGCGCGATGGAGTCCACATTCCGCATCGCTTGGTCAAACTGCGCCGCCTCATGTGCCGCCGCCCCCAGTCCCCCAAGAACAGGAAGAGCAACCCCCATCGCCGCACTGGAGACCCCACGCGCCGCGCTCGGAACCTGACTCAAGATCTTCTGCCGCGCCTGCTGTTGCTGTTGCATGAGTCTCTGCTGTTCGCGCATCTCTTTTTCAAACACAGCAACCCGCGCACGGGAGGCTTTATCAAACTCCATCAAATCTCTCTGCACCGCACGCTTTACGATCTCATTCTGCCGAGCCGCCGCCCGCGCCTGCTGATCAATCTGTTTCCGTAGTTCCCTGTCCTGCGCCGCCGTTATCTGTTGCTGTGTGGTAGAGGTAGCACGTTGCACCTCCGCAGTGAGTTTTTTCATCTGCGAAGTTGCCTGCTCAATCTGTCTGCGTAGTTGGGCAAGGTCAAGGCTCATACCTGCCCGAACCACACCTACATTAAAATCGCTCATTGTGCTACCTCCTTTCTCTACTTCTTAGGCTCTACCATGCAGACATAAGGCACAGGGTGCTTCTGCATCGCTCCCAAGTACCCTTCTATCTGCCCCATTGTCATCTCCCCGATCTCAGTAGGAGTCCAGCCGTACCGCTCAGAGAGACGGTCAAACAGTTCTGCCCAATCTATGGGCTTGTCGGAGGGTTTGCACCCTGCTCATCCCCCTTGCGATTCATCACGAAGACAAAGAGTGAAGAGAGGTCTTCTGCATCAAGGAAGTTGTCCAAGTCTTCCACGGTAGCCCCCTTCCAGTCCCCCCATACCTCCCCCTCTCGCATACAAACACGGGAGACGATAGGCAGAGCCTCCATCATACTCTCAAGGCTATCTGCAAGAGTGGACTCTTCGTTCTTACCTTCAAAGAGCCGCTGAATCCGCACGAGTTCGCTCAGTTTAGGCTGTCGCACCTCAAGCCGATACCCGAACTTCTCCACAACCTTCACCTGCCGCCCTAGCATCGTCTCAAGGGAGATAATCTTCATTGATGGGGGAGGCGCAGGGTCGGGAATGTCAGAGAAATCGTAGGCTTTAGGGTTTTCTGTCATCAACTCCTTAAGTGACTGAAAGCCTGCCCCCTCTACCACCTCGACCCCTTCCAACTGTTCTACAACGAGTCCCATTAGTTACCTTCCCCCTCTTTCTCTTCTGTCACAGGAGCGACTACCAGTTTGTACGCTTGCAGGTTCGCGTAAGAGGGACACTCAACCACTTCCCCCGCCACTGCCACCACCTCATCACCGATCCGCACGGTGCGGAGAGCCTCTTGAGCCTCCTCCCTCGAAGGGAACGCCCCAATAGGACTCCAGTGGTTCCCGTCTCTGTACCCCGCCAAGAAAATCGTTTTCATACCTCCGCCTCCCATTTCTTCAGGAATTTGACGCGGTTCTGCCGCGCCTCGTTTTCGCGTGATCTGCTTGTCTGATGTGCGTTGTGCCATACCCTAGCCCCTCCCGTTGCGGCAACGTCGTACCCCAACTGCCGTGCCGCGTAGCAGTAATCTGTATCCTCATAAAAGATCGGGAACTGTGGGTCCCAACAAATTGCCTGCCAGAGATCCGGGCGCACCACCATGCACGCGCTCTCCACATAGTCGCATATCACGCAGTCACGGTGGAGAGAAAGTTCTCCCGCGTTCCCGGAAGTCGTAAGCCGATTTCCAATGTTTTGCAGGGTCCCATCGAGCAGGTACTTCGCAGGAGCCACAATCCCCACACTCCAACGCTCTTCGAAGACCCGCCGTATTTTGTCCCACCAACCCGCCGTAACCCTCACATCGTTATCCATGAAGGCGACATACCCTTCATGCCCCTCCTCCACAAGGTGGCGAACCCCCTCTTGCCTGTTCGACGCCACGTTTCCCCTCGATAGCCGCAAGAGCGTCAATCCCTCACCCTCCGCCCACTCCCTCGTACCGTCCGTGCTGTTATCATCGACTAGCACTAAACGCGCCGCAGGAGAGTGAGCCTTCAAAGCCGCCACCGCCTCTTTTGTCTCCTCCAAATGATTGTGAGTAGTCATCACCACAGCCAAAGGCAAGTTCTCGATAGGACGTGACTCCACCGCTCTTGCAGGCTTGCCCCCTTCAATAATCTCCTTCAATTTCCGACCGATAGCCTCCCTCCCAAAGAGAGAAACTGCACGGGACCGGAGACGCTCAGAAGTCCAAAACAGATCGCCCCCAGTGTGTTTCTCGTAAGCCTCACGCATTTTTCGGCGCAGGCTCCCCCTCTGTGGCACAAAGTGATTAGCCCCCCGATAGACGTGGTAGAGTTGGGTCTGCACTGGCACGGCATGAGCATCTACCATAAAGCCCCCCAAGTCACACAAGGGGTCAACACTCCCACCCGCACCTAGTCCCACACTCTGTACCCCGCACATTGCCGCCTCAACAAAAGGCAAACCAAACCCCTCTGTACTCGGCAAAACGTAGCAGTCCCCAAAAGAGTAAAACTCTGCCATCTCTGCGTCAGAGAGTTTCTCCTCCACAACCTGTACCCATGCCCCCCTCATGCGACACCATGCCGCCAACTGCTCAACCTCCTTTACAGAGGTCGGCTTCACCAACAACCCAACATCTTCCCCCCTAAACTCATCTGTGAAACTCGTAAGAAGTTGTTCCCAGTTCTTCCGCTCACACGTCGAGAAGACAGAGACAAAAAGGTACTTAGGTCGGTCGGGCTTGCAAAAATACCACATCGGGGGATCGGCTTTTACATGGGGTTGCGGGGTATAGACGCGCTCATCGGAACCCAAACTCAAGCGGCGCACGTGGGGATACTTGCACGCCTTGAAAATATGCTCATTCCAACGAGAGGGAACTAGGAGAGTGTCCACATTCTCAGCACCCCTCTGCCAGCCCCCGTAGAGAGGAGCCGCCTCTGCCATAGTAAGCCCAATACGATGAGAGGTTTCGGGATAGTCATACCCATAAAGCGCAGTAGGATTCCCCACGATAAGCAAAGGTGCCTCTTTGGAGACCGTAGTTTCCATACCTAACCGCAGGCTCTCCGCCTGTTCCGCGCTCAAGTTGGGGAAGGGGTACATGGGTTCAAACTTTCGCCCCCTGCTCACACTCCCATCTACACCCAACTCAAACAAAATCTCGCGCCGCTCGATCTCAACCGCCTCCACAGAGAGACCTGCAACTTGAGCCGCCCCCAAAAGGAAGCGACCCAAGTTGGCATACCCGGAGATGTTGTGGAAAGGCGCGACTAGACGTAGTTCGTTCATTCTGCCCCCTTTGAAGAGATTAAGAGGTAGTCTGATCACCGGGCAGAATGTATTGCATGACATTCGTACCATCCCCGTAGACATTGAACGCAAATTCCGGGATCACGAAGTTGTTGAGTGCCATTTTCAAATCAAAAGCCGTCGCCACACAGCCATACAATTTGAGTTCTAGTTCAGTACCATCAGAAGGACTCTTCAAGTGAAGATTGAACTTGACTGGCTCATCGTTTACGCCGATATTCACAGTAGTCGAAGAAGAGTAAGCAGGAGTACTTCCAAACAACATCTTCAGATGGTTTGCTCGAAACTTTGCCGCTTTTGCCTTCCCAGAGACTTTACGTTCTTTGAGAGCCACACCTGTTGCTGTGAGTTGAGAGGGTCCCATTAACTCCTCAAGCGACATATTGGTATTGACTTCAATATCCTGCAATTCCGCCAATGGGATACCATCAGCAACTCCCCCTGCGATGGTGGCGTACAGATACCCCTTAAAAAAAATAACGTTTGTCGGATTGATAACCGCACTCATGGTTTAGCCTCCTCTGCGGTATCAGTACCGCACTTCTAGGAATTGGTAACGTACTAACCCAAATCTGGCGTGAATGTTGGGGTCGTACACTACCTGCAATGGAGTGAAAGCCTGAGAATGCCAGCACTTCCCAGAGTCCAAACTAGGAACGGGGGCGATCCCCCTCCTCATATCGAGCAACCTTTGGATCGCGTCTTCAATGTTCGGAATCCGCGTTCCGCTTTGGGTGTTGTCCCAAATCTCAAAATCTACCAAAACAACGTCCACAGCCCCCGTCGCCAGTTGGAAACGGTTATCTGGAGTCCCCCCTGTCTGCCGAAACGTTATCGCAGGGTAGAGAGGGGTCTTGTTTGCCGCCTTTACGTCGCTCATGGAGGCTTGCCACACGCACGGCTTGGAGGTGTCCGGGTCAGTCGCCAAGAGAGCCGCCAGATCGCTCTGCGCGGTAGCCGCGTCTCCTGCGAGGGTCTCAACCCCCGCCAGCCGATTATAGATAGCCGTAACTAGTGCGGTACTCATGCGCTTGCCCCCACTGTGTGGCTCAATGGACTAAACCCACTCCCCCGAAACTCCTCAACCAAAATCTCATAGAACCGCTTCTCCATCGCTTGCACCGCAGGAAAAAGCCAACTCCACTCCCCACCATGTGCCAACTCCAAAAATTTGCTGTACGGCGTTTCTGCAAACACATAGACCATCAACTCATCTCTCAAAGCAATAACCTGCGTTCTGGTAGTGCGCTCCGTCTCCCCTGTGCGGTTCTGCCAAGCGTGGTGGCTCTTTGCGTATCCCATGAGTTCCCTTGCCCACCTATCGCACGCCCTCTTTGCCCGTGCCTCCATCTGCGCGAAGAGACCCGCCAAGTTCCGCTCGACCTCAGAGGTATCTATCTGGATCACTGCATAATCCTCACATCAATCTGCATTGTTCGGACATAAGAGCGCACGTGAAGAACACGATACTCTTTGTCACTGTCCCCCGTATCTATCACCCTATCATCTATCTGAACCGCCGGCGCAGGCTGTTTCAAAAGAAAGACAACCTCCCGCTCCTCCTGCATACCCGCCTGCCCCTCCACATACTGGAGTCGGCTCTTGTTCGTATAGAACCTGCGGCTTGCACTCACCCCCGATTGCACAGTAGAGAAGGTAACAGTCTTCCCCCCTGCGTTATCTCCCGCTCGGCTTTCACGCTTTACGGTGATGGTGGTGTTTGTCTGAACGGTACTCATGCGATAGTCCTTCGCACGTAGCGACTCATCAACAAATCACGATAGACCTTATCCCATCCCTCTTTGCAGGCAGTCGTCTTGGAGAGGTCATAGCGTTGCTCTACGTCCCCCTCTTTCCACATCGCCAGCCCCCCTTGAGAAGCACCGAGCAGTATCTCCCCTGCCAGCAAAGAAGCCGCTTTGCACAGCACCCCCCGTTTTACATCCGCAGGAACAGAGGTCACGCGCCCCCACTTCCCCACTATCACAATAGAACGAGGAAGCCCTGCCTGCCGAGCCGAAAACTCGATCTCATCATAAGGCAGGCTCTCTGCCGCACCATTCGCAGGCAAAAGCCAGAAATCTGTATTCTCTGTCAAGGCAGCTCCGTTACTGGTCACGCTGGTGAGTGTCATAAGCCCCGCACCGAGCAAAAGACGCCTCCCCTGTGGGGGATCAAAGTACCGCGTCACGTCCGAAGAGTCTTTCACGAATGGCACGTACCCGCACCTATTCTCCCAATCTGCTACAGCCGCATCTACCGCCCCCGAATAGTCAAAATAACTATCAGGCGTAGCATTGGGGTCAGTAATGAGTCCC